TACATCGTAGTTGCGTAACATGACGAAAGGCTGCCCATAAGCATAAGGCATAGGTATCGGATCAACTAAAAACTCCTCACCGTTCTGAGCGAGAACACTCATCTTGTTGTTAACAATGTCGTAAAACTCGAAAATGACTGTCCTGTCTACGATGTCCTGCAAATACTGATCTTGTTGCTCCCTGTCAGTGGGGGTGAACATAGGGTTCAGAACAGAATCGGCACCAAGGTTTTTGCGTGCAGAAGCCTTGTAACGTTTATCTTTCTTAGCTTCCTCTAAAGGTCGAACTATACGCTGACAAATCCACTGTGCATCCTCCAGGCATGTAGCTTCAGGGTCAATGTAAATGTCGTAAGGCGACACTCTTTCAATGAAAGGCTGATCTTCAACGACCATCATCGCAGTGTCGGGAATGTTAGCAGCCATCTGCTCGTCTGTAGGCAAATCGCCTGCCATTTCAGGGTTTTCCATAGCGAACAAATCTGTCTCACCGACAGCATCTATGAACAGTTCATCACGTTCACTGTCGCTGAGGGTGCGTTCCTGTTCAACGAAATTCCAACCTACTTTCAACCAACCGTGACCAAAAATAAGAAAATCTTTAACAGAACGACGGAAAGGCTTACGGAAATCGTGATGCCTCCACAGATGATTAACTACAGCTTCAACGAAAGCCGCTCTGTCCTCATCTTCAGGCTGGTTGGGGGTGACAACTATTTTAGGGTGGTTAACTGAAACAGCGGGAGCTATAACGTTAACAGTTGAGAAAGCCAAATTGACTGCGATCAAATCCTCGTTGCTGACTGTTGTGCGAGGCCAGTGTTTCCCACGGTACAAATCAACCATGCGTCGCCACAACTGGTCATAACCCATCTCGTCACGCCAACGAGCCGCTGCCGTTATTTTCTGTAAAGTTATGCTGTGTTGTTCAGCACGGGTTTTCCGAGCCATCAGACCTTCTCTATGTTCCTGCCTTGAGCTTTCGCTTCAGCTACCAACTTGTTTTCACGTTCACGTAAAGTTAAATGCTGTTCATCTTCAGGTAGTCTGGAACGTGCAGCCGCCCCAGTTATCACCCTGAGTCCCAACAATTTTTGCCGCCACTCCCATAATTCTTCAAGCTCAACATCCGTCTTAGGCCCTTTGTGGGCTTCGACGTATTCTGCGAACTCTTTGAAAGAAGCGTCAGGCGCTAAAACAGCCACTAGCTAGGGCGAGGACCGAAACCTTCAGCGTTCCAACCCTGCAATCGTGGTTGCGGATCAACATTAGGTTCAACCTTGCCAGTCACACCATGCTGATTCATAGGTGTTTCACGCACAGCAGTTTCACCGTAACCGCCAGTCATGTGAGCGTACTCTGGGCTGTCGAAACGTTGAGCGAAATCCTGAGCGCCACCTGGCTCCCATATAGGGTTAGCTACAACGCTTGAACCACGTTCCATTTTGTTATTGCCACCTGAAGTACCAGATCCATCAACGTTTTCGCTGGCACTCGTGTGGGAAACAAATCTTGCCATTTGAACCTCCTAGGTTCCTATAGTCTCTAAATAATACGGTTATACTGTCCCACGCACAGTTTTTGACCCGATACGGGTACTTGGAGACTCTTTTTCGGACAAAACAAGGTTCTTAAACCAATCCACAGTCCAGTAATCGTCAGCAGCGGGAGCATATTCGGGCATGAACGCATACTGGCGCATCTGATTAGACAAAGCTAAAGCCATCACACGGTCATCAAAAGGAGAACCCGACATGGTGCCACGCTCATTACGAACATAAGTTTTCAACTCGTTAATAGTGTTCCTGTCAAACAGCTTCAACTCGTCATTCCTGAGAGCCATAGACAAATCGTCAATTAACAAAGGTTTAGTAGTCCTAGTTGTTTTCCAACCAAACTCTTGAGAAACCTTGTTAGTGACCTTATTCACAGAACGTTTCCTGAACAAATTAGGGTACCCCAAATGACGCAACTGCACGATAGTAGTCAAACCATGATTGTTAGACTCCACGCAACACAAAGCGTCGTTATACCACAAACCCAACATGAACACTTCCTCAGCGAGATTATCAGGCGGGATATGCCCATGCCAGCAAGCAGCCTGCTCACCTGAACGCACATCCAACACTTGAATACACGAATAATCGCCGTGAGCTAAACCTTCAGCCGTGTCAACACCCAGAACATAAATCTGGTTACTGACAGGTCTACGCCAAACTGTGAGCATCTTCTCTGAACTCCACTACCCGTTTAGCAGTCTCCCTCATGTAACCCATAACACCAGGTTCGACTACAGTTGACATAGCTTCCAACTTGTCTAAATCAAACACAGGGTTACCTGATTTGATGAACGCTTCTTCAGGCGTAGTCGGATACTCTTGAGCCAACTGCCAAGACAACATAGAATCCTGCTTAGACTGATACCACGATTCATCCCTGTCCTCGGTAGCTGACCAAGGGAAAAACATTGGAGCGAACTTGTTGTTACCAGTTTGAGAACCAACCCACAGTTCGTGAAAAAAGTTACCAGACCCATTAGCAGTAGACAAACCGATGATCCTACCGCCAACATCAGCGACAGGTTCTATAGAAGCCCACGCTTCCTCAGGATTCGGAAGGAACGCCCATTCGTCAACCACAACCAGCGAAGCTGACTCACCTCTTGCAGGATCGGATGCTGAAGGCATTGAAGTAATTTGCGACCCGTTATCAAACCCCATTTTCTGCTGATGCTCAACAAGCGACTCAGGACCCTTCGCGACCATCCACTCAGGTAAATGCTGTAAACCATATTTAGATTTCCTTAACAATAAAACAGACTCACGCTCCGTGCGTGAAAGATCAATAATGTTCTGATCGGGATGAAAATAAGCTAACCAAAACTGGTGAGCAGCGACCAGCGTGGTCCATCCGATCTGTCTAGCTTTCAAAGTCAAAGAATACCTGTGGTCACCCCAATGGTCGATAGCTGTAGACTGAGCTGAACGCAACTTGAAAGGGATACGCCCATGAGCAGGATGGGCTATATGCCAATAGTTTTCCATGAAATACTTTTCGTCACTAGCGCAACGCCGCCATTCAGCTTCCTGCTGTAACTCAGTTAAACGACTCACAGAAAACAGTTACCTGTGTCACAAGTCTCTGGTTCATCTTCATCATAAATAAAGTCAAACCTAATCTGATCTGGTAATTTACTCAACTTGCCTTTACGCCACAAACGAGCAGTAGAACCAAACGCTTTTTGAGTTCTTTTACTCATCTCAGCTTCCAACTCGACAGCCTGTTCAAACAAATCAGGGCGCTGTTCACGTAAATCCAACCAATAATCCGTTGAATGATACGGGCAATAAAAACACGCTGAACGCGGAGCTTGAGGTAAACCAGCTTCCTTAACAATACGATGACAGTCATTGCGAGTTAAACGCAGATCTATCAAAGGATAATCGTTAATTTGAAAATCTTTAATGCTTGTACGCATCCGTTGAATCTCATCCGTTGAAATACCCAAACCACACAAAGCAGGAGAATCCTTAGTAGCCCCATGCTGCTTCTCCCATTTGTAAACTACATTGATCTTCCAATCCGCTGTGCAATGCCGTTGACGAGGCATACCTGATTCTAAATAAACAGGAATAGGAATAGCAGATTTTAACCTGTCAATATTTTCCCTGATCGAATACTGAGAACCATCCCTCCAAGTGCGTTTCAAACAATGCAACTCCAAACCATGCTTTTCAGCAAAAGGTTTATGAACATTCTCTAAATAGTCGTAAGTCTCAGGATGCTCGTCGCCAGTATCAGCAAACAAAAAAACTTTGTAATCAATTTTTCCTTGAGCTGCTAAAACCATGCAAGCAGTGGATTGAACACCACCTCCAAAACTAAAAACTTTTAATTGCTCCATTACACGTAAACTTCCACATAAGCGTCACATTGAGGGCAACTCAAATTAGTGACCATCGAAAAAGAATCATCAAATGGAAAATCATCAAGATCATGGTCACCGCCCCAAATCAACTCAGTTTTACAATGCCAACAATTCATATCTCACCCAGGGTGGTTCATCAAAAATTCTTCATATTTTTCTGGCGAATCCAAAATAATTGTAGTATACGAATAACTGCCACCATCTTTCTTATCCTTACCCAGTGTAACAGTAATCGCACCCACAAGCGTGCCAAT